TACACAGCGTAGAAAGCCTAGAAGTGGGAAAGGGAAACGGAGGGTTACGTCTGAGAGCGACTGGAAGAACTACTACGGAAGTTCTGACGAACTTAAAGCCGATGTTAAAGCTTTTGGAAAGTCCAACTTCAAGCGAGAAATAATAAGTCTTCATAAGACACTAGGTAAAACTAATTATGAGGAGACCAGACAGTTATTTCTTCATAATGTTTTAACAGAGTCTCTTGACGATGGGACGCCGGCATACTATAATAGCAATGTCTTAGGGCGTTATTACAGGAAGGATTATTTTAATGGGTAAGTGTCCGAGTGGTTAAAGGAGGCAGACTGTAAATCTGCTGGCTCTGCCTACGTTGGTTCAAATCCAACCTTGCCCACTTGTCTCAGTAGCTCAGCTGGATAGAGCAACTGCCTTCTAAGCAGTGGGTCATAGGTTCGAATCCTATCTGAGACGCCATATGCCATCATAGCACAGCGGTAGTGCAGGGCTTTTGTAAAGCCAAGGTCGGCGGTTCAAATCCGTCTGATGGCATTGGGGTAGTAGCTCAGTGGTTAGAGTGCTTGCCTGTCACGCAAGAAGTCGTGGGTTCAAGTCCCATCTACCCCGTTGGATTAGATAAGGTATGGAATTTAACATTTTAAATAGAGAGGACTTTGATAAAGCGAGTGAGCCTAATGATGAGGTGAAGATGGTGAGACATCATCCTACACCATATTTTTTTTATTATACTATTGATAACTTTTTAAAAACTCCACATAAATTTATAGAGTATCTACAACAGTACCCTGCTCATAGTGATTATGATTATGGTGGAAGACAACATTTTACTTGTAATACTATTCCAGAATTAGTAAATGCATGGAATAAAATAGCAAAAAGTTTTGGATATAGATTAAGTCCCAAGTATTGGATTACTTCTTCTAATATCTTTTGGCAAGATATGCCAGTAAAGAATAGTTTTAATTATCCTCATAGTGATTTTGAATGTGTGGCTATGATTTCATTAAGTGATACTAAAGGGGGAACAGCATTTTATAATTTTCATGGAGTTCCTCATGTAGATTTGTTTACAGAGGAAGAATCTATTATTCATTCGGAGGAGAAGCGTTCACAGGGATTTAAACCTTGGACAAATTTTGATGGTAATGAGGATTGGGAACTTTATCATATAGCAAAAACAAAATTTAATAGATTAGTAATTTTTGATGCACGTTTTTTTCATTCTCCTCACCCTGAATTTAATGATGATGGATCTTATGCCACTTATGGTACTAAGGGATGTGAGGAGTATAAAGATACTAGATATAATTTAGTAGGATTTTATCAGAATTTTGAGGGTCAAGATTTAAATCATTTTATTCCTATTAAGGGGTTGACAAGATTGAAGAAGTAGGTGTATAGTGTAGAAGAGTTGAGAGGGACGCTTCTCCTCAGGGTGTGACAGAAGAACGGGTGTGGTCATGCACTCCGTATTGTTGAATTAGGTCAGAGGTGGTACTCGCTATCGAAAGATAGAACTCCTACCAGGAGGACCGAAAAGATCAGAGGTACAAATTACTAAGACTAGTGAGACCCCTCTGTTGTGAGCATAGTCAAACCTCACCACCCACCTCATTAATTAAAGATGTGATATAAATATGAACCGGATGGGTTCATACTTGTGCCGTATAAAGATCCAGATAAAAGAAGAGAAGCATGGAATAGAGCTTCTAAAAAGAAGTATGATAAAAGACTAAGATATCTTAATCAACATAAATTAAAAGTTGGTTGTCTTATCTGTGGTTTTAAATTATATTCTTCTGCTTTGGATTTTCATATTCTAGATCCTTCTGCAAAGGAGGAGGATACCACTGCATTCGTTAGATGGTCTCAAGATAAATTAAAGAAACAAATGGAAAGATATGTAATTCTTTGTGCTAATTGCCATAGAGGAGTACATTCTGGAGATATTCCTTTCATCTATACTAAATAAATCTCATGACTTTAAGAACACATACAATTAATAAGAAGAATCCCCAACACAAGCAAGTTTGGGAATGGCAAGAACATGAGGGTGTTATTGCAGCAGTAGAACAACTACACAAATCTTCTCAGGTAGTGGAAGATTTAGGTACTATTAAAAAGTTGCATGTTGGTAATACCAATCCTGCTCCTTTGAAGTAAAGAAACAATGGCCTGTAGCACAGCGGTAGTGCAGCTGACTGTTAATCAGCGGGTCGCAGGTTCGAATCCTGCCGGGCCAGTTTAGAAAAGGTCGAGGACAATGTTAACGGTAAGATGTAAAGAGTGTCAATTAGAATTGACCTCTAAGAGTAAGTTGCAGGTTTGTGGCTGTCCTAATAGGATGGAGCTTATTAATGATAAAATATCTGCATCAGATTTAGGTAAAATTGTTATTGTAAGTACTTCTAAGAAAATAAAATCTGAAGGAGTATTGAAGCCTGAAGATCTTCATTTCCAAGAGGAGAGAAGAAAACGTAAAGTTAAAAAGTTAAACTTTGAGATAAGATGATATATAAATGAGATAATTTTAATTTATGGATAAAGATAAAAGGTCTCGTAGTGAGAGACTAGATGATGAATATCGAGATAGATTAGATCGTCGTCAAGAGTTGAGAGAAAAGTATTTTTCTGAGAACGACGACTTACGTGATATCCATACTAATCATGATGATGGATGCTGATATATAATGTAGGTTTATGAGAAATTATGAAAATTTTTCTTGATACAGCAGATGTTCCTACCATCAAGAAACATTTTGCGAGCGGATTGATTGACGGTGTGACTACGAATCCTACTCTTATTATGAAGAGTGGTAGAGATCCTGAAGATGTATATCAAGAATTAGTTGACTTGGGTATACCAGATATAAGTATGGAAGTTGTGGGTGATACTGTTACCATGGCTGCCGAAGGTGCAAGACTTGTTAAAAAGTTTGGCAAAGACAAAACTACTATTAAGGTTCCTTGCACACCAGACGGATTGTGGGTATGTAAGCAACTATCAAAAGATTTAATTAAAGTAAATGTAACTCTTATCTTCTCACAAGCACAGGCAATTCTTGCAGCAAAGGCAGGTGCTAAGTATGTGTCACCATTTGTAGGAAGAGTAGATGACAATTCATTTGGTGGGCTATGTTTAGTTAAAGATATTGCTAAAGTATTCAGAGAACACATGGTAAGAACTGAAGTTTTAGCAGCATCTCTTAGAGGAGTACGAGATGTAGGTAGAGCGTTTGAGTATGGTGGGGATATTGTTACAATGCCACCAGGAGTATTTGAGAAGATGTATAAGCATATTCTTACTGATCAAGGTTTAGAGTTATTTGATAAGGATTGGAAGGAGGTTCAATCACACACTCAATAAAGCGTTTACCTTGACTTTTTATATGATCCATTGTATACTTCAAAAGTCAAATCAAACTACAATGACTATTACAACTAAGTTTAAGAAGGACATCAGCACTCTACGCGCTGCTGTTACAGGTGATTTCTTTTTAGATGTAAGAAATCCTAAACTTTATAAAAAAGTTCGTAAGTATTATCAGAATGAAGGAGTTGAGTTTTCAGGAGATCCATTAGATGATTATGATATATTGATTGATGCTATTGCTGGAGATCTTGAAACAGTTAAGGTGGTATGAGTATGGTCCTAAATAATCCAGAACTTAATTTGAAATTATGGCATTAGGAAAAGGAACATCGGGCAAGTCTGTAACAGGCGCATCTATGTCTAAGTATGACGTGGAAGTAGAAGCAAGAGTTGCTTCATTGGAGAAAGCAGTCAAGGCACTTCAAGCAGAATCACATGCTAAGTGTGATGGTGGTGGAGATGCTGGTTTGGCAGCAACGGTTGCTCATCTTGCTAAGAGAGTTAGTGATGAATTAGGGGGCTAAGGGTTTACAGAACCTCCCCTTTCTCTTATAATGTCTATATAACAAGGTCTAAATTTGTTTTGCATGAAGTATACTAAGAAAGCATTAGTTTTGGGTGCTGGTGGATTCATTGGTAGTCATATGGTTAAAAGACTACGTTCTGAAGGATATTGGGTAAGGGGCGTAGATCTTAAGTATCCAGAGTTTTCTGAAACTAAAGCACATGAATTTGTTCAAGGTGATTTACGTGATGTAAATTTTGTGCGCAAGTGCTTAGAATATAAAGGTACTGGTGGTAAGTTTTTTGAGGTAGTTCCTTATAAGTACATTCATGCATTTGATGAGATATATCAGTTTGCTGCTGATATGGGTGGAGCAGGATTTGTTTTCACTGGAGAAAATGATGCTGACATTATGCATAATTCAGTTACTATTAATTTGAATGTGCTTGAAGAGCAGCGTAAGATGAATGAGGAGCATGGTAGAAATTATACAAAGATATTTTATTCTGGATCAGCATGTATGTATCCAGAGCACAATCAGTTAGACCCTAATAATCCTGATTGTAGTGAAAACTCAGCATATCCAGCAGACCCAGACTCAGAATATGGATGGGAAAAACTCTTCTCCGAGCGCCTTTACTTTGCTTATCATCGCAATCATGGTATTCCTGTTCGGGTTACTAGATATCATAATATCTACGGACCTGAAGGAACCTGGGACGGGGGTAGAGAGAAGGCGCCAGCAGCCATCTGTAGAAAGGTAGCACAACTACCTGTTGTTGGAGGTGGTATAGAGGTGTGGGGTGATGGAGAACAGACTAGATCATTCTTATTCATTGATGAATGCATTGAGGCATCTAGAAGATTAATGGATTCTGAATTTATTGGACCAGTTAATATTGGTTCAGAAGAGATGGTTCGTATCAATGATCTTGTAGAGATTACTTCTAAGGTAGCAGGTAAAGCAGTCTCAAGGAGACATGTTATGGAGGCTCCTTTAGGTGTTCGTGGTAGGAATAGTAACAATGATGTTATTAGAGAGGCTATAGGATGGGATTACACCATGACTCTTGAGGAGGGGATTGGTAAAACTTATGCATGGATAGAAAAACAAGTGGAGAACCAAAAAAATGAACAGAATCAATGATTATGTTGAACTCACTAGTAAGATATCATATTGGTTAAAAGACTATCTTGAGTCTAGTGGATTGGGTTCCTTTGTGGTAGGAGTATCTGGTGGTATTGATTCAGCAGTATCATCTACTCTTGCAGCAGAGACTGGACTTCCTGTCTTTGCGTTAGGGATGTCCATCCATCAACATGAAGAACATCAAACTCTTTCAGACGCTCATTTGGATTGGTTGGATAATAGGTATGAGAATGTTACAGTCCTGAGATTTGACCTTACTAATACCTTTGAAACCTTCAGATATGATATGGAAAGGTTTGCTACAGATGAACTTGCACTTGCTAATAGTAGAGCTAGACTGCGTATGATGACCGCATATCAAATTGCAGGACAGTATAAAGGTTTAGTGGTTGGTACTGGTAATAAAGTAGAGGATTATGGCATAGGATTTTTTACAAAGTATGGGGACGGTGGAGTAGACATTGCTCCTATTGCTGATCTGTATAAGTCAGAAGTATGGGAACTTGGAAGACATTTAGGAGTAGACCAAAGGATTGTTGATGCCGCACCTACAGATGGGTTGTGGGAAGATAAGAGAACTGATGAAGATCAGATTGGTGCTTCGTATGTTGACTTGGAAGAAGCAATGGAGAATGGTACAGGTCCTGCTGTAGATATTTTAGAGAGGTATAATAAATTGAATCAACATAAGATGAGTCCTATCCCCACATTTAAATTATGAATAGAATAGAATTGCATGAAGGGTTTCTGTATCCTGACAAAAAACAATACTGGTTTATGAAACGTTCAGCAGCAGATGTGCGAATATCTGATGATAATGGTGGAGATTATATTACTTACACTCCAGGATTTGGAGACTTTAAGGATATTGATTTAGATGAATATCTTATTAAGTATGTCAAAGATAATAAGTTGAGTTGGTGTGATGTTGAGGTTGATTGGTTAAGACATTGTTGGTATGAAATAGATCCAGAGACAAAGG